TTTATAAAACAAACGATTAAACTGAATTGAATAATCCATTTTACGTACGCGATTATCGTCTGTACCTCTATTGTTTTTTAGTACTAATATTTCTTGAATCTCTTTATGCCAAAAAGGAAAATGTGTAGTTGAAGACCCACCTCTAACACCGTTTTGAGTACAACTTTTAGTTGTAGCTTCAAACATTTTCAAAAAAGGAATTACACCGGTATGAATAACAGAACCGTTATTAATTCTAGAACCCACATTACGAATACGTCCAAAGTTTAAACCAATACCTGCTCTGTTAGCGGTATAATAACCCACGGCGGTATTAGAATGAAAAATAGATGCTAGAGAATCTCCTACATCAATAAGAGTGCAAGAACTATATTGTCTTGAAGGGGTACGCACGCCAGCCATGACTGGAGTCGGTAATGATATTTTAAAGGTACTAACGTCATTGTAAAAAGATTTTATACGTCTTAATCGAGTCTCTTTATCATAATTGCTAAACAATACCATTGCCATTACTATGTACATGTATTGAGGCGTTTCATAAATGCGCCCTGTATGCCTATCCTTCAAAAGATATTTGTCAGCAAGTTGTTGTAAGGCAGCATAGACGAAAAGATAATCTCGATTATGTTTAATATAATTGTCTAATTGATCGATTTCTTCTTCTGTATACATTTTAAGAATTTCTTTATCGTATACTTTGTTTTTAATATTATCTTTTATTACATCGATCAAAGGTGGCATATTATCTGATACACCGAAAACTTCTTTACGTAAATAATAATTCAATAAGTTACCCGCTACTTGTTGATAGTTAGGAGTATCTTCTGCAATTAAATCTGCTGTAGCTTGAATAAGAGTTTCATGTAAACGTTTAGTAGGAATATTATCATACACTTGTAACTTGGCATTTAGTTCTATGTCACTAATGTTAACACCTTTAACATCTTTAGTTGCCCAGTACAAGACTTCATGAATCTTGTTTGCGTCGAAAGCTTCGACTTTACCATTTCTCTTTTTAACGTTTAAATCCATTACTTATCTCCTAAAACCTTGCCCATCAAGTTAGCAGTATCACAAACTATATAAGGTGTCAACCCGGCAACTTTTTGATAAGCTGGGACATCTGCTTCGTAGAATAATGATGCATCTTCATACTTCACTTCAGAAAGGTCTGATAATGTATCAAAAGGATATATACCTACCGAATATTTACCATAACTATTTTCTGTATCAATACCGAATTCCGACATCATATGTCTATAATTATTGAAACTTAAAATATATTCTTGTTTATGGGATGCATATGCTAATTTTTCTGCTAATTTGTTGTACCTCTCAGAAGGCTTTGGTAACACTCCATAAAAATATTTGATTTCTATGCCTTTTGAAGTTTGTACAAAATGAGCAAACTTAACAGGTTTTAACTTTTTATTAATTAAAGACCTTTCTTCGTCGTACTTATTCTTTAATTCAAAACCATAGAAAAGAAAAGAATAATTTTTGTAATAATTTGTAGGTAAAGGAAAATCTGATAAAGATAATTCCCTTTCTAATAGCGTCGAAGATAGCATATTCATACTAATAATAATAAGAAACTTACTCGAGGGTTCAAGCTACACTGGGTAACTTTTTTGAATAATTAAAGTCGGAAGTTTAAAAACTTTACCGACTTTACCGGTAGGAGTTTCGATTGTCACCGAAACTTTATCACCTGTTATGACAGGTCCTTGTATAATTTTTCCGCCAACTTGACGAACAGTTTTAATTGCTCCAGAATTTACATCAATTGTTTTTAAGGTGTAATCGTCACGTTTATCAACTGTAAGTAAATCATCTGGCATAAAAGTATTTATTACTTTTTAACTGTTGCCTTTTTGACTGACGATTTTGTATTAGAAGCTTCAAGATTATCAACCTTATCTAAGAGAAGTTTAACCTTTTCACCTACATTATTAGCTAAACCTTTATATTCTTCTAATGTAGTGTTCATAAAATTGATAGTAGCTTGTGCGGTATCTAATTGATCTCTAAGACCTTTAATGGTGATTTCTTTTTCGTCCAATTGTCTGTAAAGATCGTTTACTTTATTAATTTCTTCAGGATTCAATGCCATACAAACACTTATTAACCAGGCACACCTAATCCAGGTCTTGGCATGTCTGTTTTAGATTTAGGTTTATTGTGTTCATTTTCTTTTATTATGTTTTTAATATGTAATTGAACTTCATTAGGTGTGCATCTATCTAAAAAATCTGAAAGCGACATTCGTAATTTAGTTAAACTAATATATTCATAATAATAAAAATTGTTAAGATTGTCAGAAAAGCATAATTTTAACAATTCAAAATTTTCTTTTGCATCGAAAGTATATAAAAGTTCTTTTCTTTCAGTACCCGATTGGTAACTAAACAATTTTGTATAGGGTGTGGGTTCTTTTTCTAATTCATTTACTATAAACTTTGAAAGCGAACTTGGTAGTAAAGAGAATAAATTATCTTTTTCTAAATCTGTTAATGATTCTATATCTGTCTGTACCTCTCCTATTTTTATTCTATGAATTTTAGATAATATATCATCTGATTCGGTTATAGTAAGAGGGTAACCAATAGTTACTTCGATATCATTTTCTTCTTGATAGATTGTTCTTTCAAATGGGTGATAACCTTCAAGAATTTTATCTGCTAAAAATTTTACTTGTACGGTATTTTTAGTATTATTACTGCTTATTTCTAAATTAGCATTTATACTAACGCTTCTTGCATATAATAAAATAATTAACTTATCTATATAGTTTAAATTCTTTTCTTTTACTAACTCTGAAATAATTTGTTCGAAATATTTTGCTAAATTTACGTCATCATTATTTTGAAGATATTTTAAAATATTTTTGTAATGACCATTAGTGAGTTCTTTGCAGAATACTTCTTTATTATTCGTAATGTTTACTGGAAACGAAAACACAATTTATTATAAAATAAATCCGATAAGAATCAAGTACCAAAATCTTTCTGGAAAGGAGAAATAGTTGGAATAAGAGACTTCCAACCTTTTTGTTGTATTTTATTAATAATATCTGGTACGGGTAAATATAAACTATTAGCTACAGCATAATTACTAAATGCCCATTCTGTAGAATTTATTTCTAATGACTCTTGATCGTAAGTTAAATTTTTATTATCTACTGAAACAGGTATACAATTATAAAATGACCACATTTTTCGGGGTATTTGAGAAAGTTTTTGATATGTTCTCGTAAATTGAAAAACGTGAATATTAGTACTTACATTTCTTTGATCGCCATCAGGTCTTGCTACAAAGCCAAAATTTTCAGCTAAAATAGTCCAAGGCCTTACAACAAAATCAGTAAAACTTAAATTTGTTTCTCTAAATTGTAAAGTTAAATTACCATATGGCTCTCTACCATTCGAAACCAACCCAGGAATAAAACCTCTTTGTTTATCTGCATAAACTTTATCCCTGTTAACTTCAAGTTTTTCATTTGCTGGTATATCTACACCTTGTGCAAAAAGACAACCAACAACTTTGTTTAAAGGAAACGACTTTAAGATAGACATCGATTGATTAATATCGTAATTATTGGAATTACCAAAGGTATTTTCTAGTTGTTGGATTACTGCTGTTTGTAAAAGTTCAGGATAACCTTCAATTAAAACCATCCATTGGGTGCGCATTGGAATAGCAGTAAACCACGATTCCATCTGAGTTAAGAAAAAATCTCTTGAACTTACTAACGGGGTACCTGGTACGGTAAACCCAAAAAGTGAAGTAATAGAAGGCTGTGTAAGGGGATTAGTACCTTTAAAAATGTTACTAACATTGTCCCCTAAACCTCTAATTGCTTCTGTAAAAGGATTCGGTCCAGGCATTTAATTATTTAATTTGTTTCTTAAAATTAGAGTACCTTCGAAAAAACTTTTACGGTGTTTATACTTTTTAGCTAACGATACCCACACGCGCTGAGCTTCGTGACTTGCTTCATAAAATTGAGTTTTTAGTTTACCAAGTTTTTTAAGAGCTCTTTCATAAAGCATTTTACCGAAGCCGTTATTTCTATATGTTAGGTCTATATGAGATGAAATTACCAAAAACTTATGTTCTCGTCCTATATCAACTTCAAGTTTACCTATCTCGGTATCCTTAACTTTATTTTTCTTTATTAGCGTAAAGTATGCTACACCGGAATCGTGATTAAGCTCTGTTTTAATACGAACTTTAGGCTTGTTCTTAAATTTCACTGACTATTACTAATTTCGTTTAAAGTAATGGTAAGCCATAGTAGCTGTAAAAGTTACTATCTGACCACTACCAGAAGAAATAGTATAATCTAGCGCCCCTACATTTCTAACTGATGCACCAACTAATTGGTATTGTGCAACTTCATCTAACTGGGTATCTAATTGAACCAGATTTATAGTAGCTGACTGTCTGGGTGCAAAATAATTACCAGTAGATGTAGCATCATCAAAAATATCACGAGACATATCTTCGAACTTCTGTCTAATTTGAGATTGCTGATCACAATAGAATTGTAAGCTATAACCTTCACTACCAGGGTAAGTCGCATTACCTGGAAGGTTAAATTGCAAGCCCATATATGGAACAGGTACGTTAGTAATAGCTCTTTCAGGAAGCTGTCCTGCTGTGGCGTATACTAAATCGTCTTCGTCGAAAGTAACGTCTGATGCACCTCCACTTTCAATCGATAAAATACGAAATTGAAAGTCACGTGCGAAGTCTCGTTCTAAGGCTACTCTGTAAAAATCAGAAATTGTCTGTTGTACATCTGGCATATCTATATTTATGCTTCCCACCAAAAAAGCCGAGCCTTTCGGCTCGGCTTATTAGTACTGATTTTCGCCAGTGTAAGATTAACTTACTATTTCGCTAAAATCAGCACCTGTTCTGGTAGCGTAGAAGTTGACCAATATGAACTCTGCAGATTTTACAGGTTTCAGATATATGTCGACGACTAATTCGTTTCTGTCAATAACCTCTGGTGTATTATTACGTTCGTCACAAATAACAAGGTAATCATACAAGCCTTGGTTATTCTTCGCATCTTCCATAATAGGATTGATTACATTAAGAACATTTGTTCTTGTAAACAATGTATTTGGTTCGAATACGAAGTACTTGACTGTTTCTTTAACTCGTTTTTCAAGATATAAGAACAACCTTCTAACATTAATTCTATCAAACGCGCTTGGTTTGTTTTGTAGTGTCTTTTGTCCGTAAATAACAAAACCTTCACTCGGGAAGAACGCTACTGGGTTAATGTTACATTGATCATATAATGAATCGCGCTGTTTCTGGTTCGGATAAATTGCAACGTCATTTGCTGTATTAAGCAACCCTCTTGTGAAACCAGCTGGTGCATACCATGGTGCAAAATTAGCATCTGTTTGTGCATATTTTGCTGCAGCTAAACCAGACATTGGAATCCAAACTTGACCACTTACAGTTGAGTCAGTTACTTGAGCCCAACTTGCATAAGCTGCTGCATAGTTTGTATTAAGAATGCTATAGATTTGTTTAGTCGGTGCTAAGATATTAAGAGCAAATGTATTGCCTGGAATATTAATCGTCTTACTATTTTCACCTTGAACATAAATCTGACGAATAGGATCGGAAATGTAAATGAAATCCTTTCTTGTATTCTCAGCAAAACTAATAAACTTGTTCTGAACTGCTGCCCAATCACTTCTAATAGCTGCTGCAGCTGAAGGTAGTGCTGTATATGTCGAAGACAATCCATTTAAATTTGTAAGACTGTCACGATCGTCGAAATACAACGCTTGCTTATTTTCAGTATCGGAAGTATTATTAACTGTTGTGTTAATAGTACCTAATCCACCTTCAGCCATAATATCAATATCGAAAAGATCTTGATTTGCTAATCTATCAAATACCCTATCAATCTTACCTGGAATATCACCAACATTATTATTTGATTGTTTTGTAGTGCTGTACTTAGCTGCTGGTAATAATGGATCTACACCTAAACCATGAGATGTACCTCTTAATGTACCTCCTGATTCATAAATGGTATTACCATCAGAAATGTTTTGAACTTGATTTGAAGTAATACCTACAATACCTTTATAAGCTGTAGCTTGATCGGTATCACTATTTGCATACGTTCTATTAATTAAACCATCGGTTGTAATTCTAATCTGACGAGTTGGTTGACCTTCATTTGTTAATGTTGTTCCTGAGAATTTACCAGAAATATTTGGGTTAACTTTAAAGTTAACATTAACTGACTGGTTAGAAACTTTCTGAGGTAAGTAAAAACTAACAGGTGTACCACCTTGCTCAGATTGAATCTGTCTATAATAATCAAAACTACCAAAATAACCCTCTTCAAGTACAAAATCAAGCTTAATAACTTCAGGAGAGAAAACAGATGTTCTTAATTTATACAAACCATATATTAATGTATCATTAAATGCAGATGTTGCTACATTAAATGTTGCAATCTTTTCAGTAACTTCAGAAATATTTTGTTCTACAAAATCAGAATTGTAATTTGCACTTAAAGCAAAATTAATTCTTGAACTTGGCACTTGTTGCAATACGCTATATTGCTGAGTTGAATCTGATTCATTAGTCGATACTGTAATACGATCAATATCATCGTAATTTGTAGTACCATAAAGGTTTGTATTATCAAGCAAGATATTATAATAACCTTCGTATCTATTATTAATTGTTGTTTTGGCAGTATTAAGAATAATCAAAGCAGACGTGTCTAACGATGAAAGCTGGCCTCTAATTGAAGTGTTTCCGTTGTCTACTTGAAATGAACCAGCAAAAGAAGAACCACTTGCAACGGTACGGCTACCTGGACCGGATTCACGAGCTGCACCAGCATTATTACTCCATTGAATAGCGGAATCATCTAAGACAGCATTATACTGAGCTTCTGTAAGATTTAAAAATGTTGGTTTACCCAAATAATACTGAACTACGTCACCTGCACTTGCTGGCGAAAATTGTGCAATAGTTTCACCACCAGCTTCATCAATGTTAGCAGACAAGTAAGAAGTCATTGAATTATCAAGAGCTGTTGTGTTTACTGGTACTGCTGGATAAACTGTAGCAAAATATTTGTTGGTAAAACCTGAACCTAAGGACTCACCATATGGTAATCTATTTACCAAGATATTTGCTCTACTATTGAAACTTTGTGCTACTGTATGATAAAAATATCTTTCTGCTGCATTTGTCGGTGTTCCGTAAATTTGAGCAAATTCCGATAAGCTAGAAACCTGTACGATTTCATCACTAGGTCCTTGGGGTGCGAACCCGGTAACGAAAATGTTAGTGCCGATTTTACTACCGGCCCCTAACGAAAGATCAACCTCGTTAATTTCTACACCGGGACTTTGAATAGTTCTTTGTGCCATATGTATATTTATGTTTTACTAATAAAAACTTTGGAAAAATGCCAAGTATAATAAATAACTCAAGGGTTCAAAAGAGACACGTAAAACTGGCTGTAGGAGAAGGTGAAAGAAGATTCAATTTCATCTGGGGTTCTATAAGAATAATCTATACCCGCTAAAAATGTAGGAAATGCTTTTGTGTAGTCAAATTGAGCGACTTTCTTATTATATTCATCTAATGCATAGATAGTAAAATTAGCCATGTACTCTTTTTCTACTGATTCTCCATTAGGGTAGTCTTTTTTAGGATTAAAATAACCTGCATAATCATCTTGCATTTTATCTAACCATTTATAAATGAACCAATAATTTGAAAATCTATTGTCAATTGTAAAATTCACCGTTACAGGGTCATACTCAGGGCGATTATAACTTGTAACGTTCAAAGTTTGACCAGAATATCTTACAGGTACGTTTGGTATTTCTACTTTAGGTACTATCGACCCGTAAATTGAAAATTGTACGCTATCAGGATTTACATTATTGTCATTTCTGTTTGCTTCTTCCTTATTAACATCTTTTTTGAGAAATTCAGGTATGGGTACAACCATAACAAACTTATCCTTTCTTTCTTTATTAAAAGATGATTGTACGTACTCTGGCATATTCTATATTTAATACAAACCTAAATCGCTTACAGGTGAAAATGATCTTGAAGATTGAAAATCACCAGCTCTTACCCAACCGTTTTGTAGCATTTGACCAAGTTCAACGTTATTTTCTTCATTAAACTGTTCATTGAAAACAATACCGTCTACATCTCTGTCTTGCTCTTCATCAAAAAGACCTTTTGCAACAGGAGTGTGAAAATCATAATCATATCTGTTAAGTTGTGCGGGTCTTCCATTATCGTCTTTAGAAACAACTTCAAAATATTTTTCTACAACTTCATTGTCTAATATAATAAGAGCCCAACCTAGAGACATTACACGGTCATCAAGCATTCCAATACCTGGCTTAGCAGCCCATTTTCCGTTAGGGTATTTGATAAAATTCTTGATTTCCGTAAGGGTTTCAATGTCTCTAATGTTAACAGAACGTAATTCATTAACGAAATACCTCATGTTAGTTACCATTCTATACTTGGTATTTGTATGAGCTAATACACCAACCCGGTTTGCTTTTACTTTTCCTGTACCAGCATTGAAAGTAACCACGTTAGGGTATCTCATATTATAATAGAGCTGTTCAACAACCTGTGCTCCACAGTTGTTACGTTCTACTAATGCAGGAGGTGAACCCCACTGCAATAAAATTTCGTATAGTTTTTGGGTAAAATGAATAGGATTTATATTTGTATCATGATAACAAGCAACTTGCTCTATATTAGTAAGGTCTTTTAAATCGAATATTTGAATTACACTTGCATTTTGTCCAATACCTTCAGATACGTCAACACCAACTGCATATAAACCTTGATCGTCGGGTTCTCTCCATATTTTATACTTACCCTCTTCCATAGTCATCTTAGGTTTAATACAATTAACTTTAAGAGTTTCGAATATCTCTTCATTAATTGCCATTTCACCTGCAGATATAAATTCACAGTTAAATTCTTGATTAAAAGCTTCTTCACTACCGATAGTACGCATGGTTTCCATTTTCCATTTGTCGTCTCTACCAGGTACTTCGTCCCATAAAATTTTATCATGACCCCAACCGTTGGTTTCTTCAATAGCACCATTCCAAATTTTATAAAATAGGTTATCGGTTCCGTTTGCAGTTGAAGCTATAAAAATTTTAGACTTTTTCGAAGATGAAATTACAGGAAAAACAGATTTCCAAAATTGATCTACTAAATGAGGTTCAATAAATGCCAACTCATCCAGCACCAACACATTAATAGATTGACCACGTGCTGCGGTTCCTGTTGTAGTACTAATACCAATTGAAGTACCGTTAGTTAACTTCATCGACTCTTTACCATACTCACTAACACCAGGTTTAAGCCAGTTAGGAAGTTCTTCATAAGCCATTCTAACACGAGAAAATATTTCTTTTGCTGTACCTTCTTTGTTAGCTACAATTAATATACGTTGATCACTATTAAAACATGCATGCCATAACGTATAAATTGTCATCATGGTAGTTTTACCAATCTGTCTAGAGGCAAGTAATATAAAGAAGCGATTATCTCTCATACCCCTTAATGCTCTCTTTTGACAAGAGTGTAGAGTAATCATTTCTCGCCCTCTGTCTAGGTTGACAATATAAAAGAAGTTTTCTGCAAAATAAAGAAGATTTTGCTTTGCCTTCTTTAACTGTTTAACCATTTGAGGTGTCCACTCAAACTTGGTACTGTCAGTAGGCAGGTTAGGATTACCCAAATAATAATCGCGGGTATTTTTCATACTAACATTATTTAGCAAGAAAAGTATATAATCCTACGCGAATAAATAAATATTGACATGAATCGCAAAAAAGATTTAGAACTTTTAAGTGAAGTTTACGCAGAAGCGATGGGTTACGCCGGTGGCCGTGGATCCGTTAACACCCAACCAGGTGCTGGTGGTACCGGAGATTACGATGACAGCACAGGACAAATTACTCAAAGAGCTGAAGATCAAAACCCTTTAGAAAATGATGAGGGTGAAGAAGAAAGCCCGCAAGAAAGATCTGCAAGACAAGCTTCTAAACATGGTTATGCGAGAAAGCACGCAGACGAAAAAGGTAATGTAATTATGACTGGCGATAAGGGTACAATTAAGATTGATACCGATGGTCAAATTAACGGTTTGCCAGCTTCACAATTTTTTAAAGGTCAATCCAGCACAGGAGACCAAGCTGGGGAGGCTGAAGAAGATTCACCTTACGGTACACACACCTTTCCTAACACAGGACCCAATAGTGGTGAAGGTCAGTGGAACCCAACCGGTCAAGAAGATGAAGAAGACGATAATGCATTTCCAACCGATTTAAGTTATTTCAAGAATGATGTAGATGATGATGAAGACCCAAGAGTTTCAGGTATAAAATATTTTAACCCTAAAACAGGTCACACTTCTTCAGAAGATGAATTAGAATCTGAAGATCTTGGATTTCCGATGGAAGATGAAGACGAAGGTGAACGTGAAAAGAAATATAAAAAGCGTTGGGGTAAAGATCTAGATGATGAAAAGGACCGAAGAGGTAGTTCTAACGCCGGTAAATATACAAACGTAGATAAAGATGATTTTTGCGGACCAGCAGGAGGAGCTGCACCTGGTACATACCCAGTTAATACCAGAAAGAGAGCTATAGCAGCAAAATCTTATGCTCATAATGCCCCTAATCCTGCAGGTATTGATAAATGTGTTGCTAAAAAGTACCCCGACTTGGATGAAGATGAAGAAAATAAGAAAAAAGGCAAATATGATGACGGTGACGGAAAAGAAGAACGTTGCGATCACGTACCTTGTAGTAAAGAATCTTATAGTTCAAAGGGCGACAGAGCAATGACCCAGTTAATGGAAAATTACGAAAAGGTTATTCAGAATGGTAGACAAATTTTATAAATCATCTGGCGACAGATCAATGTCTGAACTTTTTGAAGCATATGCTTCTATGTCAGATAATGACATTAGGGCGATGCATACCGAAGAAGTTATTAATGAAGGTATTGGCGGTGCTGTATTAGGCGGTGCTGCTAGTGCAATCGCTGGTCATGAAGCTTTAAAAGCTTATAAAAAACATACTGATCAAGAAAATCAAGAAGAACGCGACGAAGATTTTGAAGACAGGCCTGCTGCTATCGGTATAGGTGCTGAAGTAGATATTGCAGAAGAGCGCGGCGGTGGTTCAGGCATTGTTAAAGAATTTTTACCAAGTAAAACGGTAGATAACGGAATTTATGTTGTTGAAACAGACGAAGGTATATTACCTGTCTTTCATAGTGACATATTTCCAATAGGATAATTTTATGAATAGAAAAAGAGATCTTATTCAAATAGAGGAAGCATATGAAGCGGTTGTAGGTACCCCGCCTGGCACTAAAGCTGCCAAGCAGGCTATCAAAGCCCCAAAGGCTATCAACAAAACATATGAACGTGCTGGTAAGAAGGTACCCACTAAGGGAAAAAATACCGACGTACCTGCAGAAAAACCGGACGGTTATAAAGGATTTGTACAAAAAAATTCTGGACCTGAAGGAGCTGGCAACTGGTCTGCAACGCAACTTGATCCAGATAACCCTAAAATTAAATTAGATAACGAATATGACGTTAAACAGTTATCCGATCCAAGCGTTCCTGGTGGAGAAGGCGCTAGCGACTATTTTAAAGCTGAAAACGAAAAAATAAACAGAGAGAGTATAAATACTAATATGGCTAAAACAAATAAATCTATTTTTGATCGTCTTTACGAAGAAGTAATGGACGACGAAACAATGGACGCAGTTGAACTCGGTGTCGACGTCGACGGCGGTGGTGAAGACGTTGATATTGAAGATTCAGAATCTATTACAATTTCCATTCCTAGGGATGTTGCAAAGCATTTACATGACGCATTGATGGACGTTATGGATGCTGCTGACGACATTGAAGATGTCGAAGATGCTCTTGGCGATCCTGACGATGAAGACGAATACGAAGAAGATGAGTCTGAAAAAGAGAAGAAATTCGGCGGTAATAAAGGAGACAGAGAACGTCGTTTCGATAAAAAGACAGGCCGTAAGAGTGAAGTAAGAGATTACGGAACAAAGAGCCATCCAGAAGACGAGATGGACGAAGATGAAGAAGATTCTTTCAACTATTTTCGTGAAGAAATCGAAGCTGAAGTCTTAGGTCACCCCTTAGTAAACCAGAAGGAAGGTAACCCAACACCAGTGACTGGTTCAAGCAACGTTGTTTCATCTGAATACACTAGCAAAGTTGATTCAAATGGTGGCGAAGCTTTAATCGATTATGATGGTTATTCTGAGGAAGACGAAGGACATCCTTTAGTCAATCAGAAAGACGGTAAGCCAACACCACCTAAAGGTACAGCCAACGTTATTAAAAGCGTTATCAAAGGTGGCGGCAAGGGAGATCAAGAGTTCTTCCAGAAAAATAAGAGAGCGTAAATTCAAAAATAGATTATAAGTTATGAGCCCCCTTGTGGGGCTCTTTTTTTGCTTAAATATATATGTGAACTTCAGAATGTTTTTCGAAAAATATAAGCCCTTTTCTAGTTCCATTCCTGGAGTTAATCATAGACATCAACACTCTGTTGTAAGAGATATTGGCGAACGTAAGCCTGGTAACGCTCAAACAATTCCTGACTATCTAAAACAGGACCATTCTTTACCAGATGCATATAAAGTACTGAAACGTAATAACGGGGCTAAAATCGTAAAAATATCACCAAAAGATGCCAGCGTACTTATGGCAAGATTTGGTGTCCGTAATTTAAAACCAGGTAAACCAAAAGGTTTAAAGAAGACAGGTATATCAATACTATATAATGGAAATTATTACCTGCAAAAGACAAGAGAAACTAATCAAAACTCTCATTTAGACTCTAATGGCTATTAACATGGACAGATACAGGGGCATGAATCAAATCATGCCGAAATTTTTACCAGGTGTACCAACTCCTGATCCTGATTCACCTGGTTCAATTTATCCTGGTCCAAAACCATATAATAAATGTTTTAGATTTACAGACAAATCTGAAAACGGTTGTGAAAGAATAGTAATCGACAATTGGTGGGAAGAAATTATTGCTTTATATGGTCAAAAAGTTACTTGGTATCAAAATCCATATCAGACTTTATCAGCAGATAACATTTATGGAGAAGAACCTACTAAGACATTTAAAGATCCTAAAGAAATTATTATTGCAGTTGAGTTAAATGAAAATGCAGTAGTATTACAAAAGTATGGATTTGATTCTGATGATGAATTAACTGCATATATACACATAAGTGGTTTTTATTCTGCATTTGGTTACCCACAAGAACCTAAAGCAGGTGATGTATTTATATTATCTGAATATGGAAGTGATAGGCCATGGCCAAGAACGGGTAAACAATTTGAGGTCACTGAAAGATTAGATGAAGATGTATCAAGAATTAATCCTTTAGCTGGTCATTACGTATGGATGGTGAAAGCGAAACGTTACGATTACAGTTTTGAGCCAGGTCTTAGTACTGAAGGCGGAAGCGATCAAGTATACGATGATAAATTTTCAGGTCGTATGGGTGAAGGTACTAATAGTAGGTCACCTAATAAGAGTTACAACGGAAACCTTGAAGAAGAATCAAAAGAAATATTTGATTACTCTAATTTTGGTTATGATGACGTTTATGGTGGTTATGGTAACACTGAAGAACCAGAAGACGGGCCATTTGGACCATCAGGAGCTTAAATCGTTGTAAAACTTTTCGTAATCTGGAAGTGTTTCACCTTTGATATTAGCAATAAACTTATCTGCTTCATTACAATTCGCAAAAGTCTCTTCGGTAACAGTACCATCATTACCTTTAAAGATATATTTTACCCCTTCTTCATCTTTACGAATGTGCATTAAAGTATAAAACACCCCTGGACGCAAACTTCTTGTAGAAATTTTGTTTACTTGCTTAGTTTGACCCGGAATGGTGGGGCCTCCAATTCTAGAAGCCCCAATAGTTACCGGTACAGTTAATGTAGTATTAAGAATGTAGTGCATGTTCTTGAAAAATGTACTCATTCACAGTTCGTGCTGGTACCTTTTTATCTCCACCAAGTTTATTATTCAAATAAACCGACTCATACATTTCAGAAATATAATTTTTGAATGCTAGAGGTTTGATCCATGAATTATCTCTTTCAATATCAATACCAATTTTTTCAGCTTTAGCTGAAACATAATTTACTGCTTCGAAAAGACAAATCCATCGTGAAACTTCTTCGTCGGTCATATCATTTACTTGTTTTTTGTTTGATAATTTCTGCATACCCTTCTATTATAGAGCAAATCCTTTCTACGTCAAAGACAAAATTACTTAGCTTTGTATTTTTTATTGCATTTTCAATCACATTAAGATTTAGTTTTAGAATATTGTCGTTGCTTTTTATATTTTTGTGATTGGAAGTTAGAATGTCGTCAAAAACTGTTTTGATAAGATTTTCTAAAACCCTATCTTTATTTTTAGCATCTAATGTACCTTCCGCCGCCATCATTCCTTTGACGTACGTTTCTCTAAGAGTGGTACCTTCATGTCTATCGATATTTCTTTCCATTTTTTCTGGCTGTATATCAGAACTAGACTGTTCATTGAATTGTAAACTATTGTTCATAATCTTGATTTGTTACAAAGTTGTGATTCTTAAAAGGGTCACCATCTATAGGAGTGGTCTTTAAAAAGGTTTTCGTTCCTATCATTACTTTAACTTGGGATTTACACCCTTCGCATTGATATTCATTTTCCATATTCATATTAATAGGTACAAACGTTTTTACATTACAAGTTTCTACTGGGCAAGTTGCATCAATACCAATTTTATCAAATTCTTTCATTCTCTCATTAAGAATAGTTTCCATTTCTATTTGAACTTTGGTAGAATTCCATTTTCTGAAAATTTCAAAAAATATAAATTGAGCTATTACTGAAAGACCAAATACAGGCCAGAAAGAAACGTTAAGAAAGTAGAAGCAACCACCAATAAAAGCGCTAACTATTAAAACTATAGACAGAGATCTAACAATCTGAAACATTAAAAATATTATATGATATAGAATCAGTAAGTCAACTTACTTAGCTAACTTATTAATTGGTTTGGGGCCCATTGCACCGTCGGGCATGCGAGGAGCATCATTCGAATTGTCGTCTGGTTCAGAACTATCACTTTGATAAGGTTTACGTTGTACTATTACATCTAAATCATTTGTAAGACTTTCAATAATAGCTTTTATTTTCTTCATTTTACCAATAAATGCATCTAAACTTTCAGCAGCGTTTTCGCTTTCGAAAACAACGGGGTTATTTTTAGTTTGCATAGCTTTAGCTTGTACATTATCTGCAGCAAGATAAAGACCACCCAAATCCTCAACAATATGTGTCATTGGGTAAGGTAATTCCAGTGGAGCTCTATTATTTTCGTTTCTACCTGAAGCTTGAAGTAGATCTCCTACCGTGACATGCGAGGGCTTTTGTTCTCTGGTAGCAATACCACGAACCCACTTGTTGTACATTTTAATTTGATCTTCTTCTAAAAGTTTCCTACTGGACATATTATTATTTATTGAAGAGCATAAATAATAACATGAGCTTTTTTGGTAAACATTTTGTTAAACTTTTAGAACAAGACGAAGAAATTACTATTACAGATACCGAGGCAATGGAAACACAGTTAGAACCCGGTACTGACGCTGAAGAATTAGGTGCAGTCGATGCTCCTGTAATGGACGCAGAACAAGTAGTAGCAAATGATAATGTAAAGCAAGCTAAAGAATTAGCTATTATTATCGCAAAGATGGAAGAATTTACTAACTATCTTAATAGTGAGCAACCCTATTCAGTACAATCTAAACTGCATGATGCAAGTTGCGATACCCTTTTTAATAAAATTGCAGGAGCTGAAACTAAGAAAATTGCAAGAGTTGCAATGGAGTTAAGTTCTTTAATTGAAAATCTTAAAGGTTATTTGCACTCAGTTGATTCTTGATAACACTACCCTTCCCATTAAACCTGTATAGGTATTTTCATCTATAATTTTTGATGGGACTTTATTTATTTTATTATCAATAACTAGCTCATTAAAGTCTTTATATCGCTTTCCAAGTTTTTTAGGCCATATAAAGACTTTAACCCCCGCATCAAGTAGTATTTTTGTTTTATTTTTAGAAGCTTGATCTTGCCATTGAGAATCTAGTACAATTACCCTTTCATGAAACGGAAACTTGTTCAATTGATCATATTGAAGTTTAGTATAAAGGCTAGAACTGTTCTCAGTTATTCCTGCAACTGCAACCCCGTTTACAGCAAAGCATGCATCGATGGGTCCTTCGAATATATAAATTTTATCCAATTCTTCAGTCACTTTATCTATATTAAAGACACTTTTATCGCTATTAATTTTGGATAGGTACTTAGGTTTAAATTTTTCATCATTTTTAAGAAGCGTTCTTGTTTGATAATGAATTATTTTATTGTTTAAATTCCAAAAAGGTATGACTAATCTATTTTTATGAGTTTTATCTTTTAATGATACATAAAGTGACTTGGGTTTATTGCATGCTGTATCCAACATTCTATCCTTTATGTACTTTACAGCTGTTTGTACTATTGGGTTACTGTTATAAAACTTAAGCTGCGTGTCGTCGAAAAGGTTTATACTATCGTCTGGTAGCTTTTGACTGAATATACGTTTAACGTATTCATTTATTTCTTTTTCATTTACATCTTTTGGTAATATATCGTAGTCTTTACTTTCTTCTAACACCTCTTCAAAAGTAAGACTCGATACTTCTATGATCCAATTTGTAGGGTTAGAATGCCACCCACAATTATGACAATGAAAAAAGTTATCTTTAATTACATAGAACAGTCTTCGTTTTTTACCCCATGATTTACCTTCTCTACAGATAGGACAACCGCCTTGATACGTTTTCGTAAGACGGTTGTACTTAGGCTTACCTGCGTACTGATAAAATTTTTGTACGATATATGCTTCAGGTAATACCATACAATTAGTATAGCTTAATCAAACAAGCTTCAACTAATTTTTCGGTGCATCTTCAATAGAAACAATACCCTTACGGATAAATGTACCACTTGCAGGGTCAATCCAATGAGCTTCTGTGTAAATTTTACCGCCGCGCTCTATTCTATGCATACGTGGGTGCACTGTTTCTCCTGAAATCGGACTAGCGATTGGGATCGCTCTCACTAAATTCATGTTATTGTGATAACTACTCATAATATTATTTATTATTTAGTAAATTTACCTTTTCCACAACTTGTTGCATTATATCATTTGCAAAAAAAGTACTAATCCACTTATCTTTGTTTTGCAATATAGCATGCAATTGATATTTCTTACAAAGATCAAAAAATTCATTAGAATCTTTTTCAGGTAGACCTTCTTTTGTTTGCCTTCTATATTGAGGCTCTTCATCCTTATAATATCTCCAACCAATTGATAGATCCATTAGTTGTATATTAGTATTATAGATATTATAGTTATCTTCTGTAAGAGTCTTTTGCCAATCGCAAGAAGGTTTGTTCTTTTCAATCAAATTTAACGCTCTCTTATGACCAACCTTAGGTAAACCTTTTAAGTTGTCACTATTATCACCTATTAGAGCTTTGTAATCCAAGAAGTCATCCTTACACACACCTTTAGTGTAGTTAGAAAAGTTTGCATCGGTAATTGCAGCTTTTTGAATAGGGTTAAATACCATAGTCTTACTATCAATAAGTTGATATAGATCTTTATCTACGGTTACAATAACGTTTTTAGTAATAGCTGTTTGATATTCAGTAACAAGCCAACTAATAACATCATCAGCTTCCATTCTATTAGGGTATAAACTTTTGATACCTAAACTATCCATTAACACTTTTAACTCTTCATCATTTTTATGAGCTTCTTTAGCAATATTTCCGTCGCGATTTGCTTTATAATTGGTATCAGAAACGGTTTTACGAAAGTTAGTTGATGGATAACAAAGTTTTTTATCCCATACAGCGTATGTAAAGTCAGGCTTAAATTTATCTACATAAGACTTAACTGACCTCATAAACATCAAAGTAGCAAGACTTTGATTGTTGTAATTTTTGTTTTTGTTTACCCAAAATATTCTGTATAAAAGATTATTTGCGTCGAGGATTAGATTTGTCATTCTTAGCCTTTCTCTTTTTAGTAGTTTTCTTAGGAACTGTGTCTGTTAACTCAGCTTCCCTTTGTTTAATAGCTCGAATGACTTTAGTCTTCGTGTTTGTTGAAACGTATTCCCATTTACCAAATTCTGTAAATAAGGAATCGATTTCTTTTTGCGATTTTGCCTTTAGTATTTTATCTCTAATAGATAGCATACAATTATTATAGACACTCCAATGCTAAAGTCAACTTAATTAGAAGAGTCGTATTGTGCTTTAACTACTTTCCAAACATTTTTGGGCATTTTTTCTACAAAATCCAACAATTTGTTTTTGAGCCCTTCTTCGAAGTCTTTGATAGGGACTTCCAACTTTTGGTTGTTAGGCAAAGTAAGAAAAAAATGCTTATCGTCAAAACTACTGATGTAAGCAATAAAATGTCCGGCATAATCTCCATTTTTAACTGCATAAAGATATCTTTGTTTAGGTTTATAGGCGTTCTGTGTAAAATTGAATAAGCTCATCCCATTCCTTTTTGTCGTTAATAGTTCTTGTTGGTTTAAAACCTAATCTCTTAATTTTTCCAAAGTTAAGAGCATATCGATAGTCATGACCAGGTCTATCTTTAATATAACGAATCTTAGCGTTAGATTTAGTATATTTAACAATCATTTTTGCTATATCGTTATTACTTTTTTCTTCACCTGTTCCGATATTATAAATTTCACCAGGTTTACCTTTTTCAGATACTAATATAATACCATCTGCATGGTCTTTAGCGTGTATCCACTCACGCATGTTAGTACCGTCACCATAAATTTTTATTTCTTTGTCTTTTATTGCAGACATTATTGACTTTGGTATAAGTTTTTCACCATGTTGGTGTATTCCAAAGTTATTACAACACCTCGTAACACGGACATCTAAACCATAAGTTGTATAGTATGATAAAGCAACAAGGTCTGATGCTGCTTTTGACGCCGCATAAGGTGATCTTGGCATTACTGGTTGGTTTTCATTCCAATTTTTATCATCCTTTCGTAGTGCACCGTATACTTCATCAGTTGATACATGAATAAAAGGAATATTTTGATCTCTTGCAACGTTTAAAAGATTTTGAGTACCTAAAACGTTTGTATTCATAAAAACGTTAGGGTCGTCTATACTGTTATCTACGTGAGTTTCAGCAGCTAGGTGGTAAATTCTTTCTATATCGTGTATTCTAAAAAGATTTTTAATATTCCTTACATCGCAAATGTCACCATGTCTGCGCCACGTGTTGTTTATATTTTCTTTAACAACATATTCTGTGGCGTAGGTACATTTATCGTATATTAAAACTTTATAGCCTTTTTCAGCTAAAGAGTTGACTAGGTGGCTACCGATAAATCCATAACCACCTGTCACTAGAACTTTCATACTAACCTTGAGGCATTTCTACGATATTATCGTTATCCTCTTCTTCATCTTCCTCTGGTACACCGTTAACTAATGCATCCTTTTCTTTTATCATACTCTGTACAATTTTATCAAGAAAGTCGCCATTTACTTCTGCAAATGTATGTAGTTCATATGACTTAGCTAAAGTATTGTCCATCAAACAACTACTTCTTCCCACCTTTGTGACACTCTTTTCAACGAACTCTTCTTTATTCAAGAAGGTAATCTTATCTTTTGACCAATCTTCTGGAATTAATTCTAACTTTTTAAGTTCGTCTTTATGAATGTCCAAAACATTAACAAAAGTTTTAACATCAAACGCTCCGTCGCTAACAATATTAATAATACCACCAGGTAAACTTGCTTCATTGTACGGCTCATTTGCAATAATTAGGTTATATACAAAATTAAACAAATCATACAAGTAAGTTACACTGTTAGGTGTATCAAGTAAGTTGGTATATTGAGCAAGTTTAAGTAAAGTGTTACGTGGGTGAGTTGTTTCACCAATAGGCATTCTAATTCTTAGATTATACACACGTGGTGTAGATGAAAATGATGAAGTTAACCCTAATTCACCCGCATGTTTTGTCTTACTATACCAAGAAGACTCATCATTAAACATACCAAAGTTAGGGACATCATTTTCATCCCAACCAATTTCGTTTCCATCTTCATCTTTCTTGTAGCCATCAAAGATACAACCAGACGATACATTAATAAAATGAGGAATACCAACAGTTGCACATGCTGCAGCTATTGAAGACGGTAATACTGTATTATAAAGGTAAGCTAATTCTTTATTACTTTCTACATCATCAACATTCTTTTCACCTGTAACACCAGAACAGTTAATAACTGTGTCAAAAATAGTATCTTGATTTTCTGCATAATCAATAAAGAAGTTTAACAACGCAGCATTGTCCATATAATTAACTTCTGCTTGTGAAATTGAATGGACCTCGATAGAATTATCAGCTGCTAAAAAATTCATAAGTTGCTGCCCAATAAACCCGCGGCCAATAATTAAAATTTTAGATTCTGGTGCTATTTGCACCGTTTCGTCTACAGTATCACTCATAAAAATATTTTATGATAAACACTTTTAAAGTCAAGGATTACTATTAAAAGGACCTGAACCAAATTGCGAAGCTACTACCTTTTGCAAAAGGTTGCATAATGCATCATGCTGCATATTATTGCTGTGAATCATTCTAACCACTCCTTCACCATTAGTATCATACCCCATAACAATGCAACAGTCCATAAATTCACCAATAATACGATCAAGATCTTCGTAACTTTTGAATTTTGTTTTTTGTTCTTCTGTTAATTTCTTTTGAACTAATTTTTCGAAAGCTTTTTTAATTTGCTTTTCAGACAAATTGAGGGATTCCTCTTTATTGTTAGATGGTGTGGGTTGTGGTTTGTTATTTCCCCTCATGTATATATTTAATTTTTTACTTTACGTTTATCAATACCTCTATAGTAGGGGGAATTTTTATTATCATTATTAATTTTCCATTTCAAAAGCATTTGTTCAATAATTGACTCCATAGACGGTGAAGTAATAATGAAATTTTTAGGTATTTTCCTTCCTCCATCATCAAAAACAAAGGCAGTATCGATATCTCTATCGTAATTTTCATAACAAGTACAAATTACACTTTCTTGCCCGGGGTTAATTAAGATACTCCACTTACGTTTATCGTTTTCATTGTAGTTTCTAAACAAATCTAATACAATGAAGCCATTATCTTTAAGTCTTTTCTTAAAATAACCTAATGTCTTTACTTTATTCTTCATACTTGCAATCCAGGTACAACGTATTTAAGTTTAGAGTATGAAGTATCTATCTCAAACATGCTTAACCCTTGTTCTGTATTAATTTTAACGACGATTTGATCAGCATTTGTGCTGCCTAATAGTCGAATAATGTCAAAATGAATTGGAAAGCTTGTACTTACATCGTCATCAATATCTGCAACTTTAATCGAATAACTATCTACAGATGAATTAGATTTGTCTGTAATTTCAGCAAAGATTTCACCATCTGCAATGTTAAAATATAGCTTTTCTGATTCAGAAACAAAAGCTGCACCTTTTGCTAATTCGTTTATTGATGATGAATCGATTTTGAATTCGATATTAAAAGGTAAATTAAGAATTTTATCGACGCTTAGTTTAGGAGCTTGAATAATATTATCATCTAAGAAATGATACTTAAAACGAAGCTTTTTATCTGAATAACCTAATGCATTACCCTTATAATTTAAATTAACTTCATCTGAATCAATAAAAGTTAATACTTTTTCTAATTTTTTTACGTTAGGTATATTAAAGACTAACTTTTCTTCTATATCTATATCGTAACTTGCGTAGATAATTAATCCTTGCTCGTTATTTGCAATGCATTGAAGTTTATTGTCGTTGCTTTTAATGATTACAGCCTCAGTCAGCGCACTAATCGGTCTTAGATAACCGTTTACAAACTGACTCTTATCTTTGATATTAATGACCATAACTTATTATAGAAACCTCCAGCGGGTTTACAAGTTACTTTTTTTTATTCTTGGAAGGTTCGATTAATTTATCGATTTTCATTTCAATCCTAATCATTTTTGTTTCTAGATCGTCAAGTTTGTTAAAAATTTTGATTGCTGTAACTGAATCATCAAAGTTTAACTCCAATTGATTAGGGTCGACTTGAGGTTGCGGCGGCGTCTGTTGGGGGATAAATTGTTGCTGCTGCGGCGGTTGTTGTGGTTGTTGTGGAATAGCTCCGTTTTGTTGTTGGGGTCTGTTTTTACCGACAATATTAAGAATATCCCTATCCATAACACTCTTATCTACGTTTTTGGCCTGTAGATTAACAGAAGGATCAACTAAATTTTTATTTACTTCATTAAGTTCGTTATGAATTGTACCAAAAAGAGAACGAATAGCCATGGCGTCCTCCATTGGATTAACCGAGGGCATTGCTGCCCCCGATTGTAAAGCAGATGGATCAAGTCCAGCCTGATAATCTACTTGAGTTTTTTCTGTTGGTTGTTGCGGTTGCATTTACTCATTAATATCACCTAAGCTATTAAGCAAATCGGCGATATCGTCATCAGTATCATCAGAAGCTGCTGTACTACTTGCTGCAACTGGTGTGGGTTCAGTCTTTTCCACTTTGGACTCAACCACTGTCGTTGTAGGCTTTGCAGGTTCTTGTACATCATTAGTACTTACACAAAAGAAATGCTCGTTCAAGACCTCAGTTAACTCATCATAACTTTTTACAGTAAAGACTGATTCAAGATCTGATGCTGAATTATAGATTTCATTAGCTTTAGTGTCGTCTACACCTTCAATAGCCTTAGGCATACCGAACTTTGATGAAACATATGTTGGAAAGTCACCTTGCTTCTCAACTTTGATACGAAAATCGCACCCATTCTTGCTAAGATCAAAGATTCTATAACCCAACTCATCGGCTTCATCACCTTGCATAGCCTCCATAATGATTTTATGCAACTGCCTACCAAAGCGTAACAACTTAATTGTGCCGTTGTTATCAGGATTAACAGGGTCGTTAATCACATACACATTAGCCAACCAGTTTTCACGACGCAAAATCGTTTGTGCTTTGGTTTTTTCTTCTTCTGTGCCCGTTTTCGTAATACGATATCGAGCTTCACCGATAGGATCACGCTCACCCCACGTTTGTGGGCTGATATGATTGATATACTGACCGGTTGCAAACGATGTCCAACCGTGTGAGAAATAACGAAAGAATGTTTTAGTAGCATCCTTTACGTTTGGTAGTAAACGTACAGTGTATGTGTTACCAACTTCTGTACGTAAAAAGTTAGAACGTTGAGACTTCCCATCGTCCTTAGTCATTTCAGTTTTAATACTTTCGAATAATGATTTAATATCTGCCATTTTTAAGTTTTAGTTTTAGTTTTCTATTTTTTCGTTATGGGTAACACCCGTTACCGTCATTCCTTACAATTATATATTAATCCAATGTTGAATCAACTTTATTTTTGCATGCGGCATTCACTTTATTGAAAAAGACGGTGGTTGTTTCCTTTTTATTGTAGAATTTCATGCGATGTTCACCTAATGTAGAAATTATATCTTTGAGCATAAAGTCTATTATCTCTTTATCTTGTTTTTTAAACTCCTTCTCGAAATGTTCCGTATTGAGAAGAAAATAAATGGAAACGTCTCCATTTTTTAGGTGAGTAAAGAATGCATTCATTCTATCATGTTCATTAACTTTATAGAGTGTGTAGTCTTCGAACCGAATTTTGTTTTCAATACAGAACTTTGTTACAAACAAAGCAGTGTTTTTGTAAAACTCTTTAGTTTCTTTTGAGTTAACGTCATGTTTGTTCTTACTTTTAATATAATCAAAATAAAGCTTAGATGCTTTTAAAGAAGTATAAAATTTTAGGTCTAGGTTCGGTTTATCGTCATATATTTCGTAAGGAGCTCTAAAAAACGTTTCAATGTTAATGTGTTTATGTCTAGAAAAGAAATTAGATAATTTTTTACAGAACATTTGTTTGTCTTCTGTTACATTATCAAAATTATTCCTAAAACGATAAGGTTTATTTTGAACCGTTCTGGATACCTTAAGGTGAAGATTGTAGATAAGTTGTTCGAACTCGGTCACAAATTGATTATAAGTAACATTCTTAGTAAATCAATTTTTTCCTTCGACTGTTAAGGTACTTCATGATGTATTTGCTTTTATGTAAGGAAGGTTCGAAGTGCACGAACGTTTTAACCATTTCAAAGTCAGTATCTATTTCTAAAATCTCTTTAAACAAAGCTCTAAGCTTTGCTTCCTTTAAAAGTAAAATAAAAATGTTAGGTACATTAATTTTTTTATTATTAATAATAGAAACAAAAGAACAGAAGCTCATAAAGGCATGCCCCACTTCTTTCGATCTAGCAAATTCTATCGGGTTGAAGGAATCTTGTTTCATTTCATGCTAATGCTACAGGTTTAAAGAGTTTTGAAAACTTGAGAAACGTTTCAGTAATCTTTCCACCTGCAGAATCAGTATGCCCACCACCTTCACATAACTTTAAAGCTAATTTACAAAGATTAGTACAGTCACCTTTACGTTTTCTAAAGCTGACGTTTTTAGATTTGGGATTAACTACGAATGCAATGTCGCATTTATACTTTTTAAGTAACCCGGATGCTATTTCATTAATATTATGGTCACATACGAGTGAAATTAGTCTTTTTTCCTTCCCATCAATCTTTGTTTCATAGATAAAGCTGTCATCAGTTTTTAAAGCATTGATAACCTTCTTTGTAGCAATGGCTATCATGTTTTTCTGAAATAAACTAAATTCTTGAAACCCTTCTCCAAACTCTTCTATAAACTTACCGACCCTGTCACCGGTATACCCCCATAAGACCTGGTTTAACCCAATACTTTCTCTGTGAGCTAGTTTATAACAGTCATAATCGTCTATTAATTCTATTAATTTTGCTTTATTTTTGTTTAATTTAGTTGCGCTATTAGGAATTTCGTTAATTAAGTGTTTTAAAGTTAATTTTGTTGTTGATGTATAATTGCTGTCTAATATAAGTGTTGCTTTGCTATAATCGTCATAATTGTCTTTACCATTATGGTGATCAATAACAGTAATATTTTTATAATTAAGTATATCACAATGTTCACTAACGTTCAAATCACATATAAACACGTTATCATAGTCAGAAAGCTTGTTGTTAGTTAAGAAACTAAGAAAATCTTCTCTAAAGTTTCTATAAGTAGTCGTTTTATAGCTAATATCGTTATCGACTAGCCACTTAACAACCAATAAACTACCAACACCATCTAAATCTGAATCAGTGAATATGTAATTCTTACCGTTCATTTAGATTAATTATGGTATTCTTTATGATTATCAAGTATTAACTAAGTCTTGAATGGATCCAAGTACATCTGCAGCTGCATTACCCATATCTTGATCAGCTCCATCAGTAATAGTTAAAGTCGGGTAATGTATACTCATTTCAGTTGCTCCATGATTAGGACCGAAACGGTTCTTCATAACACCCAACCGTATTTGGTCTAATCCTCTGTCTTCTTCATTTTGAAAGATGGAAAATATTGCATCTGCCGTCATGGCTAACCCCATACTTTCACCAATCGTATCTAAACCTGGATTATCAGTATCATAACCAGTTCTATTTAACTGAGTAGCTGTAATAATAGGGCAATTATGAGTATAAGACAAAGCCCTCACTTGTTCGGTAGCATACTTTACTCTTTCATAACTATTATTACCAATAGGCGAATGCATAAGGTTAATATAGTCAAGAACCAATGCATCAATCTTGATACCCTTCTGTTCTATCTTCTTTATGAACGCACCTAGTTGTGATGCTGTAATAGTACTAGGTGGAAACTCTTTAATTAAAAGTTTACCTTTAGGGTTACTAGTAATATGTTCATCAAGCTTGGATCTTAACGTCGGTATCTCATGTCTTAAATTATTAATTTCAATACCAGTTAGGTTACCTGCTAATCTCTTAGCATACATTAGTTCACTCATTTCAAGAGACACAACTAATACAGTTTTACCTTGTTTAGCCATGTTAACTGCTATGTTACCAAGAAAGATAGACTTACCCACATTAGTTTCACCTGCAAACACATAGATAGATCTACCATTTTCTAAGAAACCACCATCTAACATTTCATCTACCCATGCCCAACCAGATGGTACCGTTGGTTCTTCGATTTGTAAGTTATCAATTAACTTTTGATGATCAACTAACAAGTCAAAACCTATGTCTACCGATAAGTTAATAGAACAACATTCGTTAAACCTTTCAAAAATAACAGTCGGGTCAACTTGACCTTTACTTACATCATCAGCAACTTCTAACATTGTATGATATACTGCTTTTTCTTTAAGAAAACGTTCTGTACATTGATACAACTCATCATGATTAAATGTTTTATCGAGTTGATCAATTTTAACTAACGTTTCTTTAAGTGAAGTTTTTAGTTCAGGTGTAGTACAATAACTTGCTATTTCGGTTGCAGTAGGAATTGCTTGTCTTTTATAGAAAAAAGCTTTAGCAATAGTTATCACATCTTTGAAGTTTTTATTTTCAAAGAAACGAGGTTGCATAAAGTCAATTATTGACCCCAAATAACGAGGGTCAGTAAGACTCTTGTACATTACTATATTCTCGTAGTAATCTAAATCTAAAGCTTTTTCTGACATCTATTTCAGTATAATTTAAGACTTTGCATCTTCAACTTGCTTGCTAATCCAAGCATATGTATTAATAATACCATCAAGTAAAGGATAGTTAGGTGTCCAATTAAGTGCTTTACTAATTAATTTGTTATCACTGTTTCTACCCCTTACACCTGTCGGCCCGTCAATATAGTTACGAACTAATTTTTTACCTGCAACCGATTCTGCTGTTTCAATTAACTGATTAATAGTAACCATTTCGTCAGATCCAAGATTTACTGGATCAGAAAAGTCTGAATCCATTAAACGTCTAATTCCTTCTACACATTCATCAACATATAAAAATGATCGTGTTTGATTACCGTCACCCCACACGTCAATACTACCACCATCTTGGGTTTCAGCTACCTTTCTACAAATTGCTGCTGGTGCTTTTTCTCTACCACCAGTCCATGTACCTTCTGGACCGTAAATATTGTGAAATCTTGCTATTCTACAAGGAATACCATAATTTCGTTGATATGCAAGATATAACCTTTCGGAGAATAACTTCTCCCAACCGTATTCACTGTCTGGGTTAGCAGGGTATGCAGAGGATTCTTCACAATTCGGGTTATCTGGGTCTAACTGGTTATGTTCAGGGTACATACATGCAGAACTACTATAAAAGATCTTAGTTACCTTTTCTTTATAAGGGTGTACTCTTGAATCGTTATACCATGGCAATTTAACAAACTGATTTAAGGTGTTAACTGAATTGAGAATGTTAAGATTAATAGTAGCTGAGTTTCTCATAACATTTGCATCATGATCACCTGTAAAGATGTAACCAGCACCACCCATATCAGCAGCTAGCTGGTAAATTTCGTCAAATTGTTCTTGATATTGGATAGGAACAGAACCAAAATAACTACCTGTCTTTGTAATCCTATCAACGAAATCTTGTCTAGTTAAATCACCGGTAATAAATTCATCTGCTTCCGTTTCACTAAACTCTGGGTACTTAAGATCAACACCTCTTACCCAATAACCATCCTTTTTAAGCCTTTTAACTAAGTGGCTACCAATAAAACCACCGGCGCCACAAACTAATGCTGTCTTCATGTAACTATAATAATAACCTCTTGTTAGATATCAACTGAATACAGCAAAAGGGTTATTACCACCAAACTTTACATACTCTAAAAACCCAGATTTAGGATAATATTTGTATACATAACCATCTAATGCAGGTTTACTTGTATCAAATTGAACAGATGAAAACGATTCACCTTCTACAAATAAAGTACTACCGTTTTTAGTTAAATGTAAATTACCATTTTTATCATCCCACACCCAACAAGTATGCGTTCCTTTGAATGCACTAAAAGTCTCTTCTAGTAGTTCTTTATCATTCAAACCCAAAGGACTTAGGTCTAACTCTTCCATATATGCAGGTATATACGATGTATCTATTTCTTTAGTATCACTAGCTTCTGTAACTTGTTTATAGTTACTAATAACACCGTTATGAGCTACATGCCACCTACCATAATTAAACGGGTGTGACGTCTTTTCTGTATACTTCCTTACTGAACTAGTAGGAGCTTGATGATGACCCAGATAATAGTCCCAATTTTCTAGATAAAGATTTTCAATATCAAATAACTTACTTTTAAATGTATTAATCTTACCATCCTTTATACCACTAAACGTAGCAGCATAACCACCACGGTCTTTATTCAGATCATAAAGACTAATAAATTTTTCTCTACTTGTAGTTCCAAATATTGCACACATCTGTTTATATTATAGCTAATCTAATAAATAATTCAAATGAAAGATAAAGATTCTCAAAACCTTTTCGAATCTTACCAAGAAGCTTATTCCTTAGAAGAAGGTAGGAAGAAACAATATGCGGAAAGAGAAAGAAAAACAGTAATTGACCCTGATACAGGAGAAGAACGTAAAGAAAGTTACTATGAAATGATGATGAGAATCAAAGGTATCCGCGGTGGTGCCGGTGCACGTAGTAGAGGAACAAGATATAAGAAAGCCAAACAAGGTAAAGTAAAAATAAAAGGAAGAAAGTTTAAACCAGGTGATAAAGCTTATGAAGTTCCTTTAAAGGGTGTGCAAAAAGACATTATTAATTATGTAGAAAACAGTGCCGAAGATGCAAATGATATTATTAACTTTGCATCTGAATATGTAGATAAGTCTCTTGCTAAAAAAGTAGTTGAAGATATGATTATGCAAGGTCTTTTAGATGAAGTATTTGGAGACGAAGAAACCCAACCAGAGGTCGATCCCGATAAAATGGGTGACATGGAAGGGCTTGAAATGTATGATCGTCAAGATGCAGAAGCTTCAGAATTTGAAGACGACCACGAAGATTATTAACCTAATCCTCTAGTACCACCCATTCCTAAAAACGGGTCATCTGGATATGGCTTACAATTATTTTCTTCCCAAAATGAAGTTAAATCTTGCTTATATGGTTGAGGATCAATGTAACCTGCATCAGCAAAACCTTTAATACGTAAGCTACTACTTGGGGTTGTTGCATCTGCAATCTCATCACCACTATAACAAGTATATGTGTTCGCTAATGAAACATTATTATTAGCACAATATTCTACAATAGCCTTTTTATCGTATGTAAGAAGCGGTGTCATCAAAGCAATTTCATTTTTACGGTTAAGTGAAATTAGATCTTGATAACGCGATTTAAATTCAGGGCTTGCATCCCAGTAACCAGCTAAACTATCAACTTCTGTTGCACCATAAACCACTTGCCCTGCTCCTACTGCTTCAGCATACGAACATGCAATAGACAAAAATAGTTGGTTCCTAAAAGGAACATAACTTACCGGTTGAGCTTCACCAACCATATCTTTTACATCAGGGTTATCTATATTGTCATTAGTTAATGAACTTGTAGGTGCAAGTTCTTTCAAGAAACTAACATCAATCACCTTATGAAAAATTTGCGTGTCTTCAAATGAATGGTTAAAACCTAAAATTGTTGCATGTTCGATTTGTGTCTTTGCACATTCAATCTCCCGTTTATGTCGTTGCCCGTAATCAAACGTTAAAGCATAGACATCGTTTGTACTAAATTGTGTCATTCGTAACATAGCAGCACTATCCATGCCGCCACTAAAAATGACTACTGCTTTTCTTCTATTATCACTCATATTACCAATACTTTCCGTAGTAGAAATCTTCGATAATTATAAAGTCCATCTCTGAGGTTTCAAGTACTTTCATTGCATCAGAAATAGTATTCAATATCGGTTTACCGGCAATATTAAAAGACGTGTTTAGTAAAACACCGTGACCTGCAGCTTTTTCAAACTCACCAAGAAGGTCATACAACCAAGGATTTTGTTCTCTAGTAACGGTTTGAAGTCTTGCTGTACCATCTACATGTGTAATAGAACTTAGTTCCTTTTGCCATTCTTCTCGAACCCTTGGACAGTACAACATATGTTTGGTTTCACCTTCCCATTCAAAATATTTTGAAGCATTTTCAAGTCTACATACAGGAGCAAACGGTCTATACCATTCACGATGTTTGACTTTATGGTTCAAAATATCTTTCATTTCAGGAAATGCGGGGTTGCAAATAATAGACCTATTACCTAAGGCTCTAGGTCCGTGTTCGCAACGTCCTCTTGCAACCCCGAAAATTTTACCTTGCATCAAGTAATGAGTAATAGCACTAAAGTCCACGGGTTTAGCACTGTTACTTTCAATCCATGCAGGGTAACAATTTTTATCCATCAGCTCCGTACCACCATATGTAATATCAATAGGTGTTTCGGGTTTATTGAACCCAGCAAGCAAACCAAGAGCGATACCACAATCATTTGTGTTAGGTGCTACAAAGCTCGGCCTATCTGGAAACATTTCCCTAATTTTGGTAGCAAGTAAAATATTAAGACCACACCCCCCTGTAATAATAATTGGATAGTCTTTATATTTTTCGATATACGGCATTGCTACTTCAAAAAATACATCTTCAAAAGCTTGCTGAGAAGTTGCTGCCACGTCCCAACTCACTTCTTTATCTAATCTGTTATTTTCATCAAAAACTAAATTACATTTTCTACCAATAATTTCGTTTAATTTTTGAATATAATTTTCCCCATCAGGTTTTGAATAATAAAACTCTTTAAATGCATTTAGCCATTCATGTCGAACTTTTCCAAAACCACATAAGCCCATAATTTTACCACTATAGACTAAGTTACCGTCTGAAATCCATTCCTGTTTAATATCAGGGCAAAAATGTGCAAAACACATATAAGGGAACCCAAAGTCATAATCATAATCATGTCTATCAGCTGGGTTAGTTTTATCTAGGTACGACACCCCTTCTTTTCTGTCAGCAGTAAAGATGTTAAAAAATCCATCATTACCACCACCATCAAAGCTAAAAATAATCGCTTTATTAAAGTCGGACTGATAAAATGAACCACTAGCGTGTGCATGGTGGTGCCAACCTTCATATAAATTTTTAGCGGGAATGTAATCTTTATAACTGTATGTTATATCATCATGTACACACTCAGTGTTAATATGAATAAGATTGTCAAACGGTGGTGTATAACCTAGTTCCTTTTCAATATATTCTAATACCGCGTATACTGCTTCTTCTCTATAGCGTAATGGCTTATATTGAGCAAGACCAATATTTTTAATATTAAAAAATCTTTCAAATTCAAGTACGTAGTACTCACCGTTATCTTCTAGAGCTATAGCCCCATTGTGCGAACCGTAGATAGCAATGTTTGCCATGATCTTATTTACCGTAACTATAGACGGATTTCAACTTTTTATCTAATTCAGGAATAATAAAATTTTCCCAAAGATCTACATCTTTTCTCCAATTTTTATAATAGCCTATTTTGTCTCCTACCTTACGTTTACCGTCCTCACTCTCGATACCAATTTGAAAGGTACTACCGGTCTGCGTTAATATCCCATGATTAACAGCCATGTCTTTCAAGCCGCTATACTTATCTA